GAGTGTCACCTCATAATCTTTGTTGGCCACAAACGGCTCCTCGTAGAACTCGGGGTCGAGCCAGCCGAACCAAACATCGCTGAAACTGTCGGCGCCCGCAGCCTTGCGGCTCACAAGGCAGCACCACAGGCGCGGGTCGGTGGTGTAGAGCGTCTGAAGGGCGCCGTCGTAGGGCGACACCAGCGTCACGGTGCACGTTGAGCCTATTATGGTGTCTTTCTTGTCGCCGCTCCACTCAATAACTATCGGCTCCTCGGCTGGTACGCGCCAGTTGGCGTGGTACCACTGATACCATTCGCCATTGCCTGGCGACATTGCACCGTTGCGGTCCTCCACGTCGGCCACATCGCGGTTGAACAACTCAAAGCGGATTATGCTGTCGTCTTTGGCGACAAATTCAGTCGTTATCAGCGGAAAAAGTCCTGTGTTCATTTTCTATTTAGGATTTAGAAGTTAGGATTATTATGACTACAGACGTCAGACTACAGACGTCAGACAGTTGTCTGTAGTCTGTAGTCGTTTTACCTCCGTGCCATCACATTGCCTTCCTTGGCCAGAACGCCAACCAGGCGGCGGCCTTTTATGCGGAACTCAACCTCGCCGCCACCGTTGCCGCTGTCGCCCAGCAGGCTCTTCAGACGGCTGAGCGGCGCCACCACCTCGGGGTTGTTGGCCGCACCAGGATACTCGCCAAACATACCAACCGTTGGCCCGAAGGCGATACCGCCTTTGGCGAACTTGGGCAGACTCAAAATGGTGGCCACCATTCCCGCCACAGCGGCCAGCGCCAGCACAATGCCCACAAACGGAATTTCGGAGTGGGCGGCAAAGAAGCCCGACGACGCCTCAGCCACGTTGGCGGTGGTGGTTTTCTTGCTCTGCTGCTCATCGGCCGCCTTTGCTGGAATGAGCGCAAGAATGGCCGACACCATCTGCGCGCACGACTGCGCCACGGCCGCGCCGTAGTTCAACCACGCACTTGTGGCATCATCCACGCCGCCGTTCGACGCTTTGAAAATGTCGCCCACCGCGCCCATCAACTCACCGCTGGCGCTGAGCGTATCATTAGTGTTGCCTACACTGCGGCGCAGTTTGCTGAAGTCTTTTGTGGTGTTCGGCACAGTTTTCTCCACCTTTTTCAGTTCCACGTTGGCGGCCTTCAGCGCAGGCAACCCGTTAACGCCAATATCGACAGGCTTAAGTTTCTCGCCAAAATCAAGGGCCTCGCGTATGCTGTTGAAGCCGTTCATTTTGCACTGTACCTCAAACTCAATGAGCCGTTTCTGCGCCTCAAGGTCGTCCAGTTCCTTCTGCACCTTGGCGCGGCTCGCCGCATCGACGGCAGTTTTGTAAATAGCCTGTTTCTCCTGAATGGCAGCGTCAATGGCGGCAATTGAGCCAGCGGGCGCGGCTGATTTGCCGTTCGATTTGGCGGGTGCGGCTTTTGCGCCACCGCTCACTCGAATGCTGCCTGTGGCCTTGTCTTTCTTGTCGGCAAGGTTGCTGTAGGCATCAGCAGCTTTGTCGGCGGCATCTGCTTCGTCGTTTAGTGCGTCGGCTTGGTCTTCAGTATCTTCCTTGCCTATACCGAGAAATTTTTTTATCCAGTTCCACGCCTTTTTGATTGCGCCAGTAACGGCGTCAAAAGCCTTTACAAGGGCATCCCAAATAATGCTGGCAACGTTTTTAATGACTTCAAAAACGCGGTCGCAAATGGCGCGGAACTCGTCGCAATTGTTGTATGCGGTTATAATGGCCGTAACCAAAAGCCCGATGGCTGTTATTATCATTCCTATTGGATTCATTGTTAGTACGCCGTTCAGCACCTTTTGCACAGCCGTCCACGCCGCGGTGGCGGCTTGTACTGCTTTTTGCGCCACTACGTGCGCCATTAGTTGAACCTTATTGGCTACCATTGATGCGGTATTTTTTATCCAGGCTGCCGTTGCCGTTCCTATCTTTACAGCAAGTTCGCCAATGGCAGAACCCATGTTTTTTATGTATGGAACGACAGTGCCTATAGCCGTACCGATGGCTGTCAATGATATTACTGTTTGGCCTACGCCTGTGATGAAATTAGCCATTGGAGCGGCTGAACTTGCTACAGAACCTATCCAATCAGTCATTGCGGCTATACTGTTATGAAACATTATCGACACAGACTGTCCGGTAGATGACATCTGGCTAAACGCCTCATCTATTGTGCCGGTCGAATCAGACATAGCCTCAACGTTAGATGAGTATTTTTCTGACAGTTCACCCGTCAGCGGAATAAGTGCGCGGACTGCTTCGGCCGAGCCGAACAGACGGCCATACACTTCAGTCTCCAGCACGCCCGACGTTGCCGAATATTCTTTGACGCACTCATCCAACTGCGTCAAGAACTGGTCCATACCGCCCGCCGCCTGAATAACCGACGCATCGAACTTTATGCCCATCTCCTCAGCCATTTTGGCGGCTTCCGACGATGGTTTGATAAGTGCCGTGAATATCGCACTCAACTGCGTGCTCACCTCGGCCGTGTTACCCGACACGCCTGTCAGGGTGGCGAAGGTTGCCATCAACTCGTCGATGCTGACGCCTAATGTGGCCGCCGAACCAGTAACACGCGGCAAGGCCGCCGCCAACTGCTCAAACGATGTTACGCCGTTTTTGGCGGTCATCTGTATTTTGTCCTGGATGTCGGCAGCCTTCTCCCACGACAGGCCGTAGTTCTTTATAATGGTTGACGTTACCGTTACGGTCTGCCCCAAATCGGCAATGCCGCCCACCGATGCCTTTGCCGAAGCCTCAAGAAACGACAGCCAGTTGTCTTCGGGCACACCGTTCGATATTACCTGATAGAGACCGTCGGCAAGTTCCTCGCGCGTTTTCGGTATCACCTTGCCCAACTCGCTGATGCTGTCTTTCATTCCCTTGAACTCTTCCTCGCTGTAGCCAGCCATTGTATTAACGGCGCGCATCGATTGTTCAAAAGAATTGAAAGAACCGGCTATTTTTTGTATTTGGTCATTTATTCCACTAATAACCTGATTGAGTTGATTTAGAGCAGTTACAGTGGTTGCCCATTTTCCTAAATCATTTGGAATTTTCTTAACTTTGTTCCCGATTTTATCCAGCAAATCGTCAAAATTATTCAACGAAACAGTAGTTTTCTTTATACCACCATCATTCCCGATAATTTCAACTTCAAATGAAACTTTATTGCTCATAATACGTTTAAATTTAAAAAAGTGCTATGATTAGGTTTTTCACATATCATCCGGCGGTTTTCCTGACTTTGTTAGGAATTTTTATGTTGCTGGTTGTATTAGGTCTGATTACTTTGATTAGACATACCGATTGGAAAAACGAACCTCTTTACAAACTTTTAACAGGTCGTCTTTAACCTCCATTTAACCATCATTTAAATCCTGGTTTAAATTCTCAATCCACGCCTGTGCGTAGGCTTCTTTTTCGGGTGTGCGGTGGTTGTAGCGCCAGAAGTAGTCGAGCCCTGTTCCAAGGTGCTCGGCGTTGAGCCGCGGCATTTTGTACTTCAGAAACTCGCTCAGAGTCTTGGTGGCGTAGTGGTCAATCCAGCAATCGTACTCGTCAATCGAAATCAACTGCGCGTTGGTCATTAGCGGCGCAAGGTAGTTGCAGTCGCAGTAGGGTATGGTGAACAGTGTCTCGTCCTCGGCAAACGTGCTGGGGTTTATGGCCCGCATCTGGCTGTTGCACCGCACTACCGATTTAAAGATATGGCGGTCGGTGGTTCCCAGAACCGCCTCCGCCGTAAGCCGTTCCTGAACGGGCACGCTCTCGTCGCCCTCAATGGTGCCGCTGTCGCCAAACACGTGCCAGTTCAGAACCATGCCGCTGAACACCTCTGGCACATCCTCGAGCAAACTCTCAATGTCGCGGCCCAAACGGATGAACTCGTCAACATCGATAAACGCGCACCAGTCCACACTGTCGCCGTTGTTTGTTAGCCAGTCGTTGTACACCTCCACGTTGGGCGTGTGTCCGCTGAACTGCCGCTCGCGCCAATCGACAATCGTCACCTTGTCCGTTAGTTCGGCTGGTATGCAGTTGGCCAGCGGCGCATAGTCGGGCTCGTTGTTGTCGTAAATCCAAATATGGCCAAAGCCGATTGACAAGTGATAGCGCACCCATTCGGCAATGTAGGCGTTCTCCATTTTGGCAAGTGTGCAGATGGCGGTGGTCATAGTTTAGTAGTTTACTTTAATAATTTGCCAATAAGTCTGTCCACCCACGGTGGCGCTGAACGGCAGAATCTCGTAGCCGTAATTGTTTTTTGTGGCGTTGCTTTTGAATTTCACCATAAAGCCGTCGGTATTGCAGCCAACACGTTCAATGGCCGATTGTGTCGGGATAATCAGTTCGCGTGCGCCAACAAACGGGTCTGTGAATGTCACCTTGGTGTAAGGTGTGCTGGTGGCCGACGTGAACGAGTTGAACGTGCAGCCTGTGCCAACATGAAAGTGTTGCGTGTTTCTCGGGTAACTTGTTTCGTTGGCCACGTACGCCACCGAGTCAGGACTGTTTCCGCACACAAAACCGAACTTCTTGCCCTTCACCTCCGCAAGCGTCCCGCCCTCGAGCGTCAGTTCCAAAAAGTTGCTCACAACAATTGTGTTGATTGAGTTCGGGCACTCGCAGCCTCTGTTAGCCGGGAATCCGTTATAAACCGGAAACTCTTGCAAATTGGCCTGCTCGGTTTCGTGGTATGTAAACGATATTCCGCCGTAATTGAATTCGCCCTGTGTTGTTATCTCTCCGTGAGCAGCGGGGTTGGGCACTGTCAGCCCATAGGTGTTGCCCTGCATTGCGGCGCAGCGGAACGGGAAGTAGCTCTCGTAGGTTCCGCCGGTGCTGTCGCCAATGAGCGGGCCCGCCATTGCGTAGCGGCCGCAGGGTGCCTGGTTGTAGGTGTTGCCCAGCGCCAGCACGGTGTCGGTGTGCGACGGTGTGCCGCTCAGGTACACGTCGGCCTTGGCCATTACGCGTGTGTTGCCGCTGAAGCCCGTGGTGTTGCGGTAACTCACGCCGTGCTGCGAGAACCACGGACCGCCCACCTGGTTGTAGCATACGCACTTCTGCCGGGCCGAGCCGGTCTCGCCGTTGTATTTGCCTCCCAGTTTGTAGGCTTCGTCGGGGTTGAGCGACAGGTAACTCGCCATTAGCGCCTCCTCTCTTTTTTGAGTTGCTCCACCTCACGGCGCAGCGCGGCCACCTCGTCGCGCAACTGGCGCACACAGTCCAATGCCACAAGCGCCAGTTTCGAGTAGTCAACGCTCAGATATTCCTCTGTGTCCTCCTCGCTGGCGGTGCGGCTGCTGCCCACAATCTCGGGCAGAACCTTCTGCACCGCCTGCGCGCTTGTGCCCAGCAGAACACGCCGCTCCTTGTCGGCTTTGAAGGCGAAGAACCGCAGAGGTATGCGCTCAATGTCGGCCAGGTTGAAGTGGAAGTCGCCCAGGTAGTCTTTCAGGCGGTCGTCCGATGTCTGATACACCGTGGTGGCGCTCACGCTGTTGGCCGTGAGTGTGGCGCTCACCTTCACACCGCCGCTGAACATTCCGGCATAGCCCGCCGTGGCGCTGGCATAGATGGCCGCCGAGTCCGTGCCGAGTCCGTGCTGTGTGGGCGAGAGTGATACCTTCAGACCGTAGGCTTTAACATTGCTACCGCTCGCCGCCGTACACACCGCGTTTATCTCAACCACACTCTTGTTCGCCGTTATCGCCTGGTCGCTGATGATGCCGCCTGTCACGTTAATTGCGTCGGCATTGAGTATCGAATGTGTAGTGCCGTTGTAGTCGCCAAAAAAATAATTGATAGTACCGACATTGCTAAACGCGTCGGTTGCGGCATTGCGGTAGTTGAACCATACTCTCGTCTGCGGGCCTCGGTCGAAATTAATCTCGTTGTTATGCAAGAATGGCAGCAGCAACGACGTCTGCAATTTTCCTTGGATGTACGCCCACAGTGCCGACATTGGACGTCGGTGATATGATGTTGTAGTGCTTCCACCATTCACATATTGTGAAATATAATAGTCGTTGTCAACAGGTGTGGATGAACCAGTCGTCAACAGATTAATGGCGGCATTGATACCAGCGTTAGTGTTTGGTATCTTGCCCGCCAACGCACTATTCACCACCTTGTTCTGCACGGGGTTGGTCGATGTGCTGCTCAGTGCCGAGTCAACGGTTGCGCCCGCGCCCGCTGGCCCCTGCGGCCCAGTTGCGCCCGTGTCACCTTTGTCGCCCTTTGCGCCCTTCAGTTGGTGGAAGGTGAGCGTGGTGTTGCTGCCCTGTGTGCTCACCGTCACCGATGGTGTGCCAACAGTGCCAATGTCGGAGCCAGCCGCAGCCGTAATGGCTTGCAGGGCCGTTGCGCCCAAAGCCGCGCCGCTGCGTATGGCGGCAAGGTCCGAAATGACGTCCTGCTTGCCCTCGTCCAGTGCGTCAATGAGCGCCCCAAGTGCGGCATAAAGGTTGTACAGCAGTTTGGCGGTTGGGTATTGCTCGTCTGTCGAGTTCTGGTCAACCTCCGTCACCTTGTTGCTCAACAGTTCGTATGGCGACAGGTCGGGCTGGCCGCCGTTGTTAATGGTAACCGTTCCGCCCAACTCGCGCAACCGCTTCGAGCGCGGTCGGCGGCCAACATTGCGGGTTTTTGCGGTATAGCTTGGCATAGGTGTCGGGTGTTAGGTGTTAATTTTCAATTTTCAACTGTCAATTTTCAATTCCTGATGCCTTTCGGCAAACCTCCTCAAACCGTTCGCGTGTGCTTGACTCAGCCTCGGTCTGCTGCCCGTTCAGGTGCTCGTTGTCCCACGCAAAGTGGCAGACGTCGGTAACCTTCAGGCTTTTCTTGCTCCACGGCTGAAGGCAGCTGCACGCCATAAAGCGCGCCTGCTCCCACGGCTCGCGCAGGTGGCTGCGCTCCCAAGCCTG